TTAGCGGGCTTCCTCTACGATGAAAAACTGGCACTGCCGCTTGACGTAATGCATGTCGTTCACTTTAATCGCACGGAGCCCGAGCTGCTGGATCGGGCCGGTATCGGAAAGTTCACCATCGTACCAAATCTGTATCGATATTTGCTCTTGGAAGACGCGGATCAAATCGCTATTCGTTCGAATCTCTTTCATACTTTCTCCGATATGCTCCCCATCGGTTGAGGGATTTGCTATTTCGCCCGAACCAGCTCACCATGACATTCTTCGCAGCACTCCATAAACAGCATGCTCTCGTTGTGCATGAGGCCGCAGTCTCCGCAGATGTATAGAATCGGGCTTATTTTGCCTTCCTTCATGTAAAACTGCCAACTGGGGTATTTGAGCTCGCGCTCAAACGGTTCTGATTCGATGACCGTATCGGCAATCTTGTCTAGGCGTGTCACTTTGAAGAGGCTGTGAACGATCCCCTTGTCGAGTTTGCGGAGCCGAAGGATCGCCGGCGAGACGTTCACGCCGCATTTGGCCGCCAGGTTGACGGGTACCAAGTCGCTGAGCCGCTGGAAGACGTAATTCGGCATCAGCAGGCGACTCGCAAAGAAATTCGCTTCGGCCTCCATGATCCGGGCGATGTCTTCCGGAATTTCGTTCATGCTGTCCTTGCTGTTCAGCAAAAACTGCCCATGCAGTAGAATGTGACCGAGTTCGTGGGCTAACGTGAAAAATTGGCGTCGGCGTACGGTATGGGCATCGGTGGGCTGCTCCGGATCCGGATCAGTGGCCACGTAAACTAGGAAGCGGTTCTTCCCCTTTTTGCTCACCTTGATCATGTATCCGTCTGGCCCGAACAATTCTTCGTACCGGATTTTCCATTTTTTAATTTTGAAGTATTCTTCCACCGGAATCGGAGGTGCGGGGTTTCTCAGCTCTGTCAGTACGGCTTTTGCGGCATTCAGGGCGTATTGAAACCGAGGCTTGTCTAGGAGTGGGTACAGCAAAAATGTCGCCCCTATTCGTCGTCGTCTTCGAACGCCTTTTCTGCTTCTGCCATAAGCTTCAAGAATTTCTCGTATGCCTTGGGGTTCATCTTTTCCTTGGCACGCATGATGAACTGGACGCCGGGTTCATTAGGGTCCGGTATAGGGTGACTTTGGTTTTTTGCTACATACTCGGCACCACTCTCACGAGACACCCACGAATCTTCTGAACGACCGAGCAGATAATCGACAGGCTTCTCGAAGAACTCAGCCAGCTTATTGAGCATCTCCGAATTGGGTTCATAAATGTCGGCTTCCCACTTAGAAATCGTGGTGTTGTCAACGCCAAGCTTTTCAGCTAATTGTGCCTGGGTCAATTTATGTGTACGGCGAAGATCTCGTATTCGATTTGCAAAAGCCCTCTTCTTCGAAACCAAGGGACGATCCTCCGTCCAAAAATTTGACGTATCATCAAATAAAATATAGCATTCTTTGCTGTCAAGTGAAATGAATTTGAGTAAACAGCAAAATTTCTATTGACAGTTGAGCAAAACTCAAATATTCTGATATCAAAGTTGAGCCAACATCAAACTGCAAACTGGTGGTGATCAAGATGATCGTAAACTACGAGGCGCTTCGTCAGATGAGGATTGAAAAGCGCATCCCCCTGCAAGAAATGGCAGAAGCCCTCGGACTGCAAACGCCTGGCGGATACTCCAGAATCGAGATGGGAGAAAACGAATTGAAGGCGAAGCATCTTCCGCCAATTGCCGAGAAATTCGGAATGGACCTCAATCAATTGACGGAAAAAATTTTTGAGGAAAAAGTTGAGCAAACCTCAACTTCTGAAAGGGGAGTGATCTAAATGTTCAAAGTCGAAATCGACTTGGACGAGTTATCGTCCGTGATCCGCGCGGCTGTAGCTGAGGCGGTGAGCAATCAGCCGAAGGTTGCATCCTTGCCACCGGTCCTCAGCAAGAAACAATTCATGGAGCTGCTTGACATTGGGAGCACGAAGGCAACGGAGCTGCTGAATCGAGAGGATTTCCCGGTGATCCGGGAAATGGGGGTACCGCGGGTTCTGACTCACCTATTGCTCACGTGGATGGAGGAGCACACGGAATGGGTTCGGAAGAACGCCGGTCCGGCATCCATCGGAAAGCGGAAGGGCCCGCCAGAGCTCCGGCGGGCGAAGTAGGGGCGATGTTGCGGAGATCCTTGTCGCTTCAGCGTTGTGTCATCTTGCGCGTCTTCTTAATAAATCCGGCTCACCAGATTGTGGCGGCCGGCAAGTAGGGGAACGGTCACTTAAATAATACCTAGCAAGCGAGGAAAGAGTCACCTAATTATTTGGACAAGACGGAGGCTTTATGTATGAAGTTTGGACAAGTACTGGAGCGAGTCATGAAGGACCATGAGATTACGCAATGTGAGGCAGCTAGCGTTATGCACTTGAGCAATTCGATGGTTAGTAAGATTTCTAACGGCACTCGCCGGCCGGCGAAGGATACGATGCAGCTCGCGGTTCGTCACTTCGATTCGGCTCCACTGGCACTGGCCGCGGCGGACGAGGTTACAGGTGGGGCTTACATACCCTGGCTGAATAAGGCTGACCTGCATCCGGCGTCCGTAACACTCAAGAGTCGGGAAGAAATCATCGAAGCATACGAGGCGATTGGCGCGGCCCCCGTTACCAAACGGCCCGATCAGCTGAAGCCGCACGAGCTGGGGCAAATCGAGAAAGCGATCATGGAGTCGATTGAAGCAGCTACCGCACTCTATCATGAGGCCGCTGTGCTGTGCGAGGCATTTGGATTCAGCTTCACAGGTATGTGGTCCAGGCATCGGGCCGAGTTGAAAGCCAACAAATATATTGAGTGAGGGATGGAAATGAGCAGACAGCAGCTGATCCAGGAGGCGCTCCGGGTAGCCGTTAACGCAAGGCACAACTTGTTATGGATGGAACGTCATCCGGATCGATACGACCAGTCCAAGAAAGCGGATATGCAAGCATACCTGAGGAAAATGAGGAGATTTGCAAAAGAGGAAATAAAAAATGCCCGGCGGGCAGGCCGGACATCGTTGAGGAACCGTCTAAAGAACCTCATTGCGTCCATTTTAGCACATGGGCGACATGTTGTGAAGTTCAGGACAATTAGGCGCTGAGGGGGAGTCACCCGTGCAAATTAAAAACCCACCGATTCCACTGGAACCAATTATTTTCATCGCCCGGTTTCTGGACGAGAGCAATCGGGACATTCACGGAAAATTTACGTCGGAGTGGGAACGGGCTGAGTATGCCGCAAGAGAAAAGTTCGGCGGACGAGTAATCACAGTCTATCCGGAAGAGATGTCGTGGCGATTGGAATGGTCATTTTACAAGAGCCAACTGCGCGTAGACGTAGGGTGATGCCATGAGCTTTCGATGGTTGAGCAAGGATGCGGCCGCCGCGGCTGCCACGCTAGCCTTCCTGCGGGTAAAATGCCGCGGCATGCCTGTAGATCAGGCCGTTCGTTCAGCGCTGGAGCACGGTCGTTGTCGGAATCCTAGCGCAATATCGGACGCGACCTTCCAGCGGATCTGCCGCGCAGTCGAGCAGAAGATTAAAGACGAGCGGAACCGGACCGGCTGACGTTATGGGAAAGGATGAAATGGCTTATGGCGCGACCAACCAAGGAAGGACTGGACTATTTTCCGCTAGACGTCAACTTCGACCAGGACGACAAGCTGGTCGTGCCGATGGCTAAGTTCGGGATCTCTGGATACGGCATTATTGTTCGTCTCATGTCGGAAATTTACAAGAACAGCTACTTCTATCGGTGGGGAACTAAGGAACAATATGTATTCGCTAACCGGGTTAATGTAGACATTAACCTAATAAATGAAATCATCAAGGAATGCGCGGAGTGGGGTTTCTTCCACAAGGAGCTCTTCGAAACTTATCAGATTTTGACCTCTCGGGGTTTCCAGACAAGGTACATCGGAGCATCCAAACGGCGGAAGGAAATCACCTTCATCGAAGAGTACACGCTGGTCAATTTGGAGGAGGAGGTCAAGAAGGTCCATTTCCCCATAACGTTAGTTAATGTGAACGGCAACACAATTAATGTATACATTAACCGGGATAAAGCCAGCAAAGTGTCTACAGAAAGTACACAAAAGGAGAAGGAGATAGAGAAGGAGAGGGAGAGGGAGAAGGAGAGAAAGAAACTACCTCGCCAACGCATCGCGTATGCCGAGGATAGTACCCCCTACAGAATGGCGATCTATTTTCACAACAAGATCATGGCTTTTGCGGAATCGATCGGAAAAGCGCACCTTGTCCGCGATGCTGATATGCAGAAGTGGGCGGACTCATGCCGGAAGATCCTCGAGCTGGACAAGCGCGACCCGAACGAGGTCAGAGAGCTAATTGACTGGGTCACAGCTGACCCCTTCTGGCAACAGAATGTCTTGAGCCCGGACAAGCTCCGGGAGAAATATACCGACTTGGCCATGAGGATGGCCGGCGGCGGTAGGTCAAGGCCGCGGAGGGAGCCGGCCGAGCTTGCCAGCAAGAACCAGCAGGAGGTCAACAAGATCAAGGAGCTGATGCAGCGTGAGGGAAGTGGAGATTCGCCAGCTGTTTCTCATCATCCTCAACACGTATAGCGGTTTTCAATATGACGATTTCAAGGTCGCGGTTTGGGAAGAACTCTTGCGTGATACCCCGTTCGGGCTGGCTCAAGCCAATCTGAGACGGTACATACGCAATCCGGAGAATAAGTATCCGCCTCATCCCGGCGTGCTGGCCGAGACTGCTTCAGGCGGAGCGTCTGGACCGGACATTCCGAATGCCATTGAGACGCGACGGATGCTGGATGAAATGGACAAGACTAGACTGGCTCTTATGGGGCCGCCCAAACAACTGCGAGAGGCGGTGAAGCAGCTTGAACGACTGGAGCATCCTTCAGGACCTGCCGAATCCTGATTCGGTACCAGAGAGCATCGAATCCGAGCAGGCAGTACTTGGGGCAATCCTTTTCGACCCGAAGAGCGGACTTGACGAGGCGCTCGAGAGGTTGAACGGGTACGAGTTTCATTCCGGCAGCCATCGCAAGATCTTCCAGTCTATGCGGGAGCTGCATGACCAAGGGATACCGGTTGACCTGACTACGTTGGTCGGCCGGCTTCAGGAGAAGGGGTGGTTGGAGGAAGTCGGCAGCATCGCCTACTTGACCATGCTGAACCGGTTGATGCCGACAGCGGCCAACATCGGATTCTATATCGCGAAAGTGATCGAGAAGCATGTGCACCGAGAACTGATTAACAGCCTGGAAGAACAGAAAAACATTGCAATCGAGGCGAGCAGCCCGACCGAGGTTCTGTCTCAGCTCCGCGAGAAGATGGAACAGCTACTCGAAATGGGGAAGCCCAAGCGGTGGGGGAAGACGCTCCGCGAGATTCTTCCTGACGTATTCGAGGAGGCGGAGTCGCGCTATACCCTTCAGCGAGACGGCACCATATCCGGCATCCCATCTGGATTCACGGATCTGGACCGATTGACAGCGGGATTCCAGCAGAGCGACTTAATTATCGTCGGAGCCAGACCATCGGTCGGCAAGACGGCCTTCGCGCTGAATATCGGCCGTAACGCCGCAGCTGCCAAACAGTCGCGTACCGTGGCTATATTCAGCCTTGAAATGTCCGAGAAACAGCTGGTTGGCCGAATGGTCTGCGCTGAGGGCAATATCGATGCCGGAAGGTTCCGCACCGGATACTTCGAGGGCGATGATTGGGAACGGATGACCATGGCGATCGGCGCGTTATCTGACCTTCCGATCGTCATCGATGACACTCCAGCGATTACGGTTTCCGAGATCCGGTCCAAGTGCAGGAGGATCAAGCAAGATCGCGGGCTGAGCATGATCGTGATCGATTACTTGCAGCTGGTAGTCGGTCGGGGGAAACCGGGTGAGAGCAGACAGGACGAGGTTTCGCATATCTCGCGGACGCTTAAGCAACTGGCGCGGGAGCTTGAGGTCCCGGTCATCGCCTTGTCGCAGCTCAGCCGTGGAGTCGAGCAGCGGCAGGACAAGCGGCCGATGCTTTCGGACCTTCGGGAGTCCGGATCGCTGGAACAGGATGCCGATATCGTCGCGTTCCTGTACAGGGACGACTACTACGACAAGGAAACCGAGAAGAAGAACATCATCGAGATCATCATTGCGAAGCAGCGGAACGGTCCGGTCGGCACGGTGGAACTGGTATTCCTGAAGCAGTTTAACAAGTTCGTCAATCTGGATCGAGCTCACAGCGCCTCTCAGTCACCACAAGCACAGCAAGCCAGAGCAGATAGCCGCAGATCGTATCGGGTACCTGACATGAATAGGGGTCGGTGAGTATGAGCCAGCATGTAAGCAAATCGCTGCAGGATGAAATTGACGCTGGCAGGTGGAGGGCTCTTGTAAAGGAAGTGCAGGCATTGAGCGTAAAGAAAGAGCTTTTCGTCATCATCGACGATGTGCCCGTAATCATGTCCGAAGCGACCGTCCAGGAAATAAAACGGATTGCAAGCGGAGCTTGTCTGGACTGAACGGGGGTGGTCCTATGCCAAAGGGATGGGCAACTGAGAGGAAACGGCAGCTGGAAGCGAAGAGAAAGCCGGCGGTGGCCGAGTATGACGAACGGCCGGGTTACTGCCGGATATGCTCCGGATGTTCCTTCAGACTGAAGTTCATAGACCGCGCAATGGCGCGAACGTGTAACGGCTGCGGTGACGTGTTGAACCTTGAAACCATGCAACCCATAGGAGGAACGAGCGATGAAAGCACAGGCAATCGAGAAGATCAAAGCGGAAATGGCTGCGAATCAGAACAACGGTTACTTCAAGGCCGTCGGGGATTACCTGCTTAACCATCTGGAGAAGCATCCTGGGGATGCCGGCAAGATCATGGCAGAAGATAAGACGATCGCGAAGAGCTTCAAGGCGATGGAGGATATCGCTAGGCAGCGGAAGACCGGTAATTCAGCGTGCATCCCACCGGATGAAGGGTTCAAGATCGTGCTGGACTATTACGGCATCAAGGCTGAAGAACAGAAGCCGGCATCGACGGGATCGTTCGACGTATCGCTTGATTCTTTGTTGGGAGGATGACCATGTCCAATAAATCCATGTCAGAGATCATGAAGCATTTCCCACGGGACTATAGCAAGAAGTTGCAAGATTTTGTTACCAATGTTGTTCTTCTGTCTAGCCGATATCTTTTCACTTACCGGAAAGGGAAGCGTCAATACGCATATTGCACTCATTGCAGATCCGACTTTTTATCGCAAGGGATGAAGCACAATGCGTCCGCTGTATGTCCTAAATGCAAGTCGAACTGTCGTGTTCAAGCAAGTGGACTCAGCCGGAAGTACATGTATGATACCGCCTACGTAGTTTGGTATGAGAAATCGTTGATCAATCCCGAAGTTATAACCGCACAAGGTATTCGCGTCTCGCGAAAATATTCGGGCGATTATCGAGATGTCATAACCATGTACCGTCCCGAATGCAGGTATGTGTTCGAAATGGGCAACAGTCGAATGTACAGGTCATGGTGGAATGATGATAGGTGGGTCGAGGAAAACTCGATTCAGTCCAATTTTAACAAAGGGAGCGGATATTCTATATGCTCAACGACTTCGATTGAGGAAGCGATCGTCGGAACTCCGTTCCAGTACAGCATGTGGGAGCGTTTCGGCAGTTGTGACTTCGTGAAAATATTTGATCTTTACAGCCGCCACCCTTGTATAGAGTACCTTGCAAAATTAGGGATGGATAAATTCGTCCGGGCAAAGCTTCACGACGGTTATACGTATGGGGCTGTCAACTGGAATGGTAAGAGGATCGATCAAGTTCTTCGTTTGAGCAAACAACGTGCAAAGGAGTTTATTACATTCGCTCCTAATGCATCGAACATGTTGACACTAAGGCTCTTTCAGATTGCCATCAAGGAAAGGGCCGAAATGAACCTTCAGCAGATCAATACCCTTGCGGAAAGGTACAGTCATCTATACACAGAGATGAGGAAGATTCTGAAGTATTGCACACTCCAGAGAGCTGTCGGGTATATCGACAAACAGCGGAAAGTCGAAAGGAGTGTGAATCGTCCAGACCAATTGCATGAAATCGTGGGTACCATGCGTGACTATTACGCTGATTGCGAGCGCCTTGGCTTGAATCTATCCGATGATGCGGTAAGATTTCCTTCCAACCTTCACCGTGCTCATCAAAACACGATAAAGCAGGTCAAGCTGAAAGAAAATCAAGAATTGAATCGGAAGATAGCGGAGAGAAGAAAGGCTCTGGAGAAGTACAGCTTTCAGCGTAATGGACTGATCATCCGCGCTGCGCGCGACTCCAAAGAACTTATCGATGAAGGAAAAGCCCTGAGTCATTGCGTCGGCACATACGCAGACAGGTATGCGAAAGGCGAATGCGACATTCTTGTTATCCGTCGAGCAGAAGCTCCTGAAATACCATTCTACACAATGGAGATAAGAAAAAATGTCGTCTATCAATGCCGCGGGATGAAAAATTGCTCAATGACAGATGAAGTGAGCGCCTTCGTTGAGTCGTTCAAGAAGCAACGGCTTGAAAAGAAGCCGATTAGGGAAAAATTAAAAGTTCGCCAGGAGGTAGCGGTATGAGTCAGGTAGCCATTCAGCGGAACATCGAGGTCGTTACTACGGAGATTATCACGATCAAGCAACAAACGATGCAAGGATTCCTTCAGGGTAGTATCGAGATCGGCCGCCGGCTGGTTGAAGCCAAGGAAATGGTTCCTCACGGTGAATGGGGAACCTGGCTGAAAGATTCGGTCGACTTCTCTCAGTCTACCGCGAACAACATGATGCGGCTTTACGAATCTTACGGTGATAAGCAGATGTCGCTTTTCGAAGGTGAATCCCAAGCGCTTGGAAATCTGAGTTACACGCAGGCCGTCGCGCTGTTGGCGATCCCGGATGAAGAACGAGAGCAGTTCATCGAAGAGAACAACCCCGCGGAGCTGTCTAGCCGAGAACTGCAGAAATTGATCAAAGAGCACAAGCAGCTGCAGAAGAAGCTCCAGGACAGCGAGAAGTTGATCGAGCAGGAGCGGCAGGAGAAGCAAAAGCAGAAGGAGCAATTCGACAAATATGCCGCTGAATTGGCCCAAGAGAAGAAAAACCTTACGGCCATGACAGAGAAACTGAAATCCGATCTTCAATTGGCCATTGAAGCCGGCAATGTCGAGGATGCGAATCGGCTTCAGAAGGAACTCGACAAATCGAAGGGCAAACTGCAATCTACCGAGAAGCGAGTCCAGGAGCTGGAACAGCAGCTGAAGGAGAAGCCGAAGGAAATAATCGTACCTCAAGAGGTAATTAAGGTTCCGGAGGAAGTGGAAGCGGAGCTCGCCCAATTAAGAGCGCAGCTGGCCAAGAACACTAACGTCGCAGTGACGAAATTCGAGGTGGTCTTCAAGGCGCTAGTCGATGACTTCAACGATCTCTTGTCCGCGCTGAACGAAATCAAGGAAAAGAGTCCTGACGAGTACCCGAAATACAAGACGGCGGTTTCCGGTTTGCTCAGCAAGATGGCAGAACCGCTATGAGTAAGGCGGCTCAGAAAGGCGGCAAGCCGAACGCGAACGAGACAAGGCTTGCCGCCAGGCTTCAGCGGCAATTAGCTGGCGCATATGAGACATCGAATATCCTTGACCTGTATTTGTTCGCAAATGAGCGTGACGAGGGGATTGTGAATCTGGCAATCAGAACGCGAATGGCCATAAATGCAGCACTTGCAGAAATCGAACGATTTCACCAAGAGTCGCGAGGGGGCGAGTCCGGTGCTAGATCACCACGTTCTGAATCGTGAAGTGGAGTTGCCCCGGTACGCCAAGCTGGAGTTCCAGCGCATCCGGACGGCTAAGTCGATCAAGCTGCCGCAAGTCTGCGGCGGCTGCGGCCGGCGGATCGTGCCCGGCGAGTCGGCCGACTACATTTCCGGGGTCACTCCGGAGATCGGTTTTTACTATTATTACGAATGCCGGTTATGCCGGCCATTACCGCACACGGGGTGATGAGATTGAATCCTCAAGCTATGAAAATGATCGAGGATGCGCTGTATCCCTTGATACGCAAGGGTTGCCGGATCGGCAAGCTGAAAATGCATGTCAGCCAAGATTCTAAGCTGGCAACCGAAAGTACGATCAGCACCCGATTCGGCCCCTTGCGAATCAAAGTCAACTGTTATGTACCCAAAGGCATGGCCTATATCATAGAGGACCGTTGCAAGGGCTTCTCTTGGGTAAGAAAAAATCCTAAAACGGAGAAGAAGGCTGCCCATGCTTGATATTGATGGGAGCCAAATAAGAGGAGGATTTATATGGGACCAGGAAGAGAGCCGAAACTTTGCGAAAACGACGAGCTGGTGAGTGAATTTGAATTCGCCTGCCGTTCCGGAGATTACGAATTCGCCGATGAGTACAAAGCAGAAATTATCAGGCGACTACAGCAGACGCAGGCGATCCCCTGGAGGCAGTACGACCCAGAGAATCCGCCGACTGAACGCGTCTCGCATCTGATAACGGATGGAAGGAACGTTGATACCGGCCATATCGTCAACTGGGCTGTGGATGACGAACCGGATATGTTTTTGTGGGAGGTTTCGGACGAGAGTCCAGTTCTGGAGGATCGAATCACCCATTATGCTGAGATTGTGCTGCCGGATACACAAGACGGCAAGACGATTTAACGCATGTTCTGGTTCTTTTTCGAAACGAATTATACCTTCAGACCTGGGCAGCGGTGCGAAATCATCGCTGTCCATAACCGGATTTTCGAAAGGGACATAGGTAAAAGGATAATCATTACAAAAGTGTACCCGGATCATAGTATGTTATGGGCACATGACGACAAGGAGATCAGATATCGAATCAATCGCAGCGGTTCGAAAGTGGTCGAATTTGATCCAAGATGCGTTGAGTCTTGTTACAGCTTCGATCAACTAAAAATACTGTAAAATAAATCACCCCCGAACGCGTTGGGGAACGGGCTCCGGGGGTATGGCTCTTTCTTAATTAACCTCATCTTCCTAGATTATAACATACAAAGGGAACGGTGAGGTCGGAAAATGACAAACAAAGAGATTGAGCAGATTCTTCGCGACTACAACTGGATGATGAAAGAGATTGCCCGCCTTCGCGGCTACCTCGAAGATGCAGGGGAAGGGAACAGCCGGACATACGAGGAGATGAGCATGCCGAGAGGCAAAGGTGGGACAAGCGATCCCGTCTTCCAGGAAGCAGCACGACGGGAGAAAAAGTGGAAACGGCTCGAGCGGCTTGAGAAGAAGGTCCGGTTCGTGCAAGATCGGATAGACAACATCGAAGATGAACGAGAACGGGCTACGTTGGATTGTATGCTTGATGGCATGAACATCCCGGAGATCGCAAGGCACTTCGGCATATCGGAGCGATATGTTTACACAATGAGGGACAGGATTGTCTCGAAAATGGCCGTAAAAGTTTCATAGTGCGGAAAGTGCAGAAAGTTCAGGATTTGCAGGAAATGCAGAAACTGCAGAGATTGCGGAAAGTGCAGGAAATTCAAAGTATTTGCTTATGAGATTTCCTCCCGTGTACAATGAGGGCGCAACCAGTTACGAATTATGATTCACTCAAGGAGCATCCCGTGCGGGGTGCTCTTTTACTTATGCCTTTTGTGAGGTGACGGTGATGCCGTGAACAAGGTGCAACCCATTCGGGACGAGCGTGTGATCGAAGGGCTTAAGCATTATTTCCGCGTCCGAAGCACGAGGAACTATTTGTTCTTCTGTATCGGGATCTATAGCGGACTCCGCGTATCGGACTTATGTCGGTTGCGCGTGGGAGAGGTCCGCGGTTCACACGTCAGCATGGTCGAGCAAAAAAACAAGAATAAGAAACGGTTCATCATTCATCCCAGCATACGGGGTGACCTTGATCGCTACATCGTAGACATGCAGGACAGCGACTATCTGTTCCCCAGTCGGCAGAAGAAGACGATCAGTCGGCTTAAGCATCAGCCGATCGATCGGACGACGGCTTATCGCTTCCTAAACGAAGCAGCTGCAGAATTCGGACTCAGCGAGATCGGCTGTCATACGCTTCGGAAGACGTGGGCATACAGGCTTTACAAACAGGACACGAACAATCTCGTGTTACTAATGGAGGCCTTCGGACATACCGATCCGGCCGAAACTCTACGTTATATCGGCATCACGCAGGACATGATGGACCGGGCAATTGCCGCTTTGCGCTGATCTGAGCGCAACTGATTTCACCTAATGTTGAAGTCGGCGTTTTTCCCGGATCGCATTATTAGAAGGAACCGTTTTTGAGTCAATGAAACAGAATTACTATTGTGTTTCACTCGGGAACCAGATTTTAGGCAAAAATCGGACGCTCGACGGCTGCTCAAAGGTATCGGATTGGAAATTTGGAGGAAAAAGTGTTCCATACAACTCGAATACGTTCGGAGGTGGGTGAAAATGCGTGAGTAGGAAGCGTAGTGAGAAACGGGAAGAAGCCTTTCGCATGTGGGATCGCAGCGGCCGCACATTGCAGCTTGCCGAGATCGCCAAGCGCTTGGAAATCTCGCCTTCACTCGTCCGGAAGTGGAAGCATCTTGATGCTTGGGATGCTCGTCCTTCACGGAAACGCGGTGGTCAACCCGGTAACCAGAATGCGTCGGGAAACAAGGGCGGTGCTCCACCGGGAAACAAGAATGCCTGGAAGAATGGCATGTACGAATCCATGTGGATGTCCGAGGTTGCCGTCGAGCATAAGCTGAAGCTCATGAAAATGGAAACTGACCCGCGTGAGATCCTGCTTAACGAGATCCGGCTGCTCGAATTTCGCGAGTTCAAGATGATGGGCTACATCAACAAGATCGAGGCAGGGTGGGACGCTCATGCGACGGTTTCCAAGAAGGAGCCTATTAAGAAGGTTGTCGAGGACATGGGCGATGTTCCGGCGTTCGACGAAGAAGGCTATCTTCAGATCGAACGGAAGGCCGAGTATGAGATGTTTGAAATGGAGCTTGTCACGAAGACGCCTCAGGTGCTGGAACGACTGCTTGCGATAGAAAATGCACTATCGACCGTGCAAGGGCGGAAGCTCCGTTGCATTACTCTGCTCGACCAGTTTGACCGTAACGAGCTGACGGTCGAAGAGCTCAAGCTGCGCATCAGTCGCATGCAGCTGGAGGTCAACAAGCTCAGATCGGAGGCGTGGTAATGGCGAGGGTTAGTGTTCTTCAGACGTTCTACGCTTCGCCTGAGTGGCGGACATTCCGATTGGCCCTGATCGCCGAACGCGGACCCTATTGTCAAATCTGCTCCGAACTGGTCGCGAACAGTCGGGAACTGATCGGCCATCACGAGGTCGAGCTGACGCCGGACAATGTACACGACCATTCGATTTCGCTTAACCCATTGCTTGTAAAGCTGGTTTGCCATCGGTGCCACAACGCGATTCACAACCGGTTCGGCACAAAGCGCAACCGGTGCGTGTATCTGGTATACGGTCCGCCGCTGGCTGGCAAACAGGCTTATGTGAGCGAGCAGTTGATGCGCGGTGATATCGTCGTCGATATGGATCGATTGTATGAGGCCGTATCCATGCAACCATCCTATGATAAGCCGGATAATCTGTTCAGCAACGTCATCGGCATTCATGGCCTGCTGCTCGACAACATCAAGACGAGGAGGGGCAAGTGGGGCAACGCTTGGGTGATTGGCGGTTACCCTGATCGATTCAAGCGCGAGCGCACAGCCGAGGACTTGGGGGCTGAGCTCGTATTCATGAATGTTTCGAAGGAAGAGTGCCTTGTTCGTCTTAACGCAGATCCAGCTCGCAGCCATGCTAAGGCCGAATGGCGAGGATATATAGATAAGTGGTTTGCGCTGTATTCATAGCGAATAAATGAATCTAGAACTAGTTCCCAAGACATGGTATTATTGTTTAATACTTATGTCGGAGGGCTGATATCTGTGAAGATTCTATATGCTGTTCTTATTTTTTGTTTGTTGCTATTATTTACTGCTGCTGGTCACGCAGCGGTTGTTGATGATACTCCAAAAGATCCGGTTATAAGCCAAAGCGAAGCATATAAGATGCTCTATGAAGAACAAAAAGAAGCAAATCAAAAGATATTAGACACTATTTATTGGACTCTCGGAATTGCCTTTAGTACTCTGATACTCTTCGTAAGTGCCAATACATTCTATAATGTTAGAGTGAACAAAAAAGAATCCGAGTTTCATCTATTGGAGATAAGCAAGAAAGTCGGTGAGTCTCAAACAGTATTAGAACAAAGAATAAATGAGCAGCTTACTTTATTAGCACAAAACATAAATGATCAACTTACTAAGAGAGCTGATGAAGAGTTTAATAAAATCCAAAATGAAGTGAACAAGATCTTTCAAAAAGTTGAATATGAGATTCCTAAAATAAGAGGTGATATTGGCTTAATCCATGAACTAGTCGGAAAATACCAGATCGACTCTAAATTAGGATTCCAAATAATCAGAGCAGAATTATTTTATATAACGAATAGCTTCACAAATGCAGCTAGGCACTACGCCGAGGCAGGTACGAGAATGCAACAAGCAAATATATATCCTGTCTCGATGCAGTATGTATTTGATAAATTTTATTCATCATTGCAAAAAATGAATAGTATCTCAATATACGATTTAGCAATAGCGAGGAAATTTGTCGATTCACTAGTTGACGAAAGAGATTTTATGAAAGAGAGAGCATTAGAGATACTAAAGGATCTGCAAACAACATGATTAACCTTTAAGAAGCGTGCGATTTAAATCGCAACGCTTTTTTTAATCCCCCCCTGATCGAATTAGTCAGCTATCGGCATTAACCGCACTGGGGACCCAGTTTTGGTGCATACCATAAAAATCGAAAATCGGGGTAGTGAATAAAAATCCGATGAAAAAAGCCGAGTACGACAAAGAGTTGGAGAGACTACGCGAGATATTCGCCCGCATCGATCCTGAAAAAGCTGATCTCGTCGAGGGCTTGATCCACGACGCGGCATTCCTCAAAGCCGAGAACGCGGTTCTGCGGCAGACGCTGGAAGTGACCGGTATGGTGAAGATCCATCCAAACAACCCGGATCTTCAAAAGCCGGTCGAAGCTTCTCGGCAGTATCTGAAGAATGTCAACACATACTCGGTCATCATCAAGACGCTGAACGGCATTCTGAACAAGAACATGTTGGAGGACGACGAGGACGACCTCGGTGATTTTGAATGAACGGACCATTTGCTTCCTGGCTGCATGAATACATGGCGCGCTGCCGCAGCGGAGAGATCTTGGTCGGACAAGAGCTCCTTCAGATGTTCGAAATTCTGGAGGAACATCTCTCGAATCCGGATATCCGTTTTGATCCGGAGGACGCAAACAAGCGAATCAAGTTCATCGAAGAGAAATGCCGGCACTTCGAAGCGCCGTATGCAGGCAAGCCGTTCAAGCTTGAGTTGTTTCAGAAGGCGTTTATCACCACGATTCACGCCTTCAAGATTTATGACGAAGAAATTGGCCGATGGGTGCGTCTGTTCCAGGACGTGCTTTTTGTCGTTGGACGGAAGAACGGGAAGACGCCGCTGATCGGCGCCTTGAACCTGAGTGAATTCTTCTGCGGGCCGGAAGGCATAAAGATCCTGTGTTCTAGCAACGACTACGAGCAGGCCGCCCTCATGTTCGACGCAATCAATGCGATGCGCGAGGAGAGCCCTTCTCTCGCTAAGGTGACACGGAAGAACCTGACTGGTATCTTTTTCGGCAATCCAAAGCGACGCAAGAACACGGGTAAGTTCAGCTACCGAAACAAGGGGCACATCAAAAAGATCTCGGCGAAAACTGGCGCGAAGGAAGGTCGGAACATTGCTGTCGGCGCAGCGGACGAAGTCCACGAAATGAAGGACAACTCCGGCGTCATGCCGATCCGGCAGTCACTCTCCACGCAGGACGAGCCGCTCTATTACGAGCTGACGACCGAGGGCTTCACGAATGACGGCTATCTCGACGGACGAATGGTCGAAGCGCGCCAAGTGCTGAACCGCGAGCTCGACCGACCGCGATGGCTGATCTGGCTGTACACGCAGGACAGTGAGCAGGAAGTGTGGCAGGACGAGCGGACGTGGGTGAAAAGCAACCCGGGACTTGGCACGATCAAAAAGTGGAGCTTCCTGCGCGGCATGATTGAAGAGGCAAAAACGAATAAGGCGACGCGCGCGTTCGTGCTGGCGAAAGATTTCAACATCAAACAAAACAATGCCTCTGCCTGGTTGACCGCTGAGGAAATCACGAACGACGAACTGTTCGACCTCGAAGAGTTCCGCGGGCGGTTCGCCATCGGCGGCGTCGACCTTTCGAAGTCGGGCGACCTGACCTGCGCGCGGCTGTTGTTCTTGCGTAACGGGAAGAAATTCACCTACGCGCAATACTTCATCCCGGAGGCGAAGCTAGCCCAACTGTCGAGCGAGGATCTTCCGAGGTTCAAAGAATGGATTCGGCAAGGGCGGATCACGGTCAGCGACGGCAACGAAAACGACTTCCGTCTTGTCACCGCTTGGTTCGTACGCATGGTAAAGGAATACGGTATCAGGGTATACAAGGTCGGCTATGACAAGTGGTCAGCGGTGTACTGGGTGAAAGAGATGGAGGAAACCGGATTCGATATGGTCCGCGTCGTTCAAGATTGGGGAGCGATGAGCGAACCGATGAAGCTGGTCGAGGCCGATCTTCGAAGTAAACTGCTCAACTACAATGACGATTCCCTTGATCGCTGGTGTTTCAGCAATACGTCGATTGCGGTCAATAACAAGCTCGAGCAGATGCCGGTCAAGATTCAGGGCAAGGAAGACAAGAAAATCGATGGTGCGGTGACAACGATCTTCTGCTATCGGGTGTACATGGACAACCGCAGCGAATTCATTGAGCTCTCGAAGAGAGGAGCGTGACCATGGCCTTACTGGACATCTTTCGCCGGCTGGCTGCCGGGAGGCGCGATGCTAAGTACATCCGAATGATGAACGGTGCACTGCCGGTATTCAGCCAGTTCGGCCAGAACATCTACGCCTCGGACATCGTGCAGGAATGCATCGACGTTATCGCGACGGAGATCAGCAAGCTTCTGCCGCGGCATATCCGGACGACAACGAACGGCATGCAGGAGCAGCCGCGAGGAAATATCAACCGGCTGTTTCGGTTCGCGCCGAATCCGCTCATGACCGTCAGCGAGTTTCTCGAGAAGACGACGTGGCTGCTCATGATGAATTACAACGCCTTCGTGATCCCGATCTTTGATTCGGAGACCACGGGAGGCGTAGAGCGGCGAACCTATCGTGCGTTCTATCCGATCAACCCGAATCGGGTAGAGTTCCTTCAGGACCCGAACGGCGAGCTGCTCGTCCGTTTTCACTTCGGCTCCGGTGAAACTTTCACATTCCGGTATGCCGACGTCGTACATCTCCGGAAGAAGTACTCGGTGAACGAGCTGATGGGTGGCGGCGCCGACGGGCAGCCGGATAATTCCGCACTGCTGAAGTCGCTTCAGATCAATCATTCGATCATGCAGGGGCTCGATCGGGCAGTCAAAATCAATGCGGCCGTTCAAGCGGTCGTCAAGATCAACACGGTGACGGATGATGATGGCCAGCGGGCGGAGCGGGCACGATTTGAGAGGCTGATCGCCTCCGGCGAGAGCGGCATCCTTCCCGTCGATCTGAAGGGCGAATACATCCCGATCGATAAAACGGCCGTGAAGTTCATCGACAAAGATACGCTCGCCTTTCTGCAGGGAACAATCCTGCATTGGTTCGGCGTACCGCTGCCGATCTTAACCGGCGACTTCAACGACGACCAGTACCAGGCATTCTACGAGAAGACGCTGGAGCCGGTCGTGATCCGCTTCGGGCAAGTATTCTCCAAGACGCTGTTCACGGAGCGGGAACTGGATGTAGGAAACGAGATTGTCTTCTACCAGCGCGATATGAATTACATGAGCACGAACGCGAAGCTGAACCTGCTGAAGACCGCCGGCGAACAAGGGCTGCTGTCGGACAACCAGAAGCTCGCACTGCTCGGTTATCCGCCGGTTGAAGGCGGAGACAGGCGAACGCAATCGCTGAATTACATCGACGTCAAGCTGGTCAACCAGTACCAGCTGCAGACGAAAACGAACAAGGCGGTGAACGAAGATGAGTAAACCATTGCCGGCGCTGATGAGCCGGGAATTCCGCGCATTCTCCGTCCCGGATCTTCGGGCGGAGGGCGAGAGCGGTGTGATTCAAGGCCACGCTGCCGTGTTCGGACAGGAAGCCAATATCGGCGGGTGGTTCATCGAAGTGATCGAGCGGACGGCATTCGATAAGACGGACTTCCGCGACGTGGTCATGACCGTTAACCACAACCTGCAAAGCATCCCGCTCGCCAGGAGCCGGAACAACAACGCAAATTCCACCTTGCAGCTGTCAGTAGACGATCGCGGACTGTTCACGAGATCCGTGCTCGACATCGAGAACAACAGTGAAGCAAAGGCACTTCATAGCTCGATCGCACGAGGGGACATCACTGGGATGTCCTTTATCTTTTTCATCCGGGATGCGAAGTGGGAGAACCTCGACTCCGATCTTCCGACCCGCCGAATCACCGACATTGCTCGTGTGATCGAAGTATCCGCGGTATCTTTCCCGGCTTATGACGGGACTGATATATCTGCTCGTGACCAGCAGGCACTGGAGAGTGCCCGCGCCGCACTGGAGAGTGCGCGGTCCGGACTGGTGAGTTCAAACGACGAGCAGCTCGAAATCCTGCGCTTGCGCAGCCAAATCCTGTAACGAAAGGTCAGTGATCATCCATGAAAGATTTCCTGAAGAAGCTTCTCCAGCAGAAAGAAGAGCGCCGCAATCAATTGAAGACCAAGGCTGGCACGTCGACGTCGGTCGAAGAACTGCGCAGCATCAACTCCGATCTGGAAATGCTGAACACCGAAATCGCGGAGCTGCGAGCCAAGATTGACGAGCTGCCGGACGATGTACCCGCGGGCGGCGCCACGCCGGCGGCGGAGGGCCGGGGGCAACAGCCGGCTGCAGGTGCTGCTGGGTTGCCGCCTGTAGCCGCAGCGGCCTTCGGCCTGGGTGGCGGCCAGCCGGCACAGCGCCAGGAAGAGCCGGCATCGAAGTTCGCATCGCTGGAATACCGCAAGGCGTTCATGCATTTCGCTAAGACGGGCGAAATGAAGGAAGAACTGCGCAGCGTGATGGCGGAGTACCGCGCGAACGCGATGACGGCAGTCTCGGACGTCTCGGCCGTCGTTCCGACGACGATCCTCAATGAAGTCATCCAGAAGATGACGGTCTACGGACAGGTCTTCAGCCGCGTTCGCAAGCTGAATGTCCGCGGCGGCGTCGACATCCCGATCCTCTCACTCAAGCCGGTCGCAACGTGGATCGGCGAATCCGCGACGTCGGATCGGCAGAAGGTTCAAGCGAACACGAAAGTCTCGTTCTCGTATTACGGCCTCGAGTGCAAGGTCGCCATCTCGCTGCTGGCCGACACGGTCACGCTTGAAGGCTTCGAGTCCATCATTACGGAACTGATCGTCGAAGCCATGATCCGTGCGCTGGACACGGCAATCATCAAAGGCGACGGAACGGGCAAACCGCTCGGCATCACGGCCGACACGCGCGTGCCGGCCGCACAAATCGTCACGATGACGCCAGCCGAGTTCGCGGACTGGGAGCAGTGGGCGAAGAAGGTGCTCGCCAAGATGCCGCTGGCGTACAAGGCAGGCGCGACGTTCCTCATGGCGTCCGGTACGTTCGAAGGTTACATCAACGGCATGGTCGACGATCAAGGCCAGCCGATCGGCCGGGTGAACTACGGCATCGCTGACGGACCGCAGGGCCGTTTCGCCGGCAAGACGGTCATCGAGGTCGAAGACGATGTTATTGCCCCGTTCGCTGACGCCGCGACTGGAGACGTCGTTGCTGTCTACTGCAACCTGAACAACTACGGATTCAACAGCAACATGACGATGACGTCGTTCCGGTTCTTCGACCACGATACGAATGAGTGGGTCGATAAGATGATCCTGATCGCCGACGGCAAGCTGATCGATCCGAACGGCGTCGTCATTATCAAGAAGGGCGCAGCTGTTTAATTTGGCGGGGCTTGCGGCCCCCCTGAGGAGGGAATAACCCATGTCCAGGAAGCAAAAGGCTAAAACGACCGGCGAGAGTCTGATGAACGATCAGGGCGAGACGGTGGTGCTCTGGAAAGCGACGAAACCGCTGTCCGCGGAAGAGCACGCAATCGTAGCATCTATGGTGCGATCGGAGCAGGAGCACAGCGGGGTTAAGATTATCCTAGTACCCTACTCGGTCGATGCAGAAGCAGTCCAACATGAAGGCGATCCTGTAGGAAGTGAAGTCGGGAGCGACCAACCGGGACCCGGCGGCGTAGCGGGCGAGGCTGGAGCAGCTGGCGGAGGCGTGGAAGGCGGCAAATCTGCCGATGGCGACGGTGAGTAACCCGGCACTGCTGGCGGCGTGTAAGCAGGGCTTGCGCATATCTGATGGCACTACCGCATTCGATGGGTTGATCAGCCAGAAAATCGCCGTCGTTCAAGGTTATATGCGAAATGCCGGCGTCTCGACTGAAGTGCTGGCGAGTGAACAGGCGATCGGAACATTGGTTCTGGGCGTCGTCGATATTTTCGGCGTGTCGGCCGGGGAGATAAAGTTCTCCCCGGTTTTCCACACGCTGCTTACGCAGCTCGCCATCAAGTCGACCGCATCGGCCGAGGGGTGATTAGGCAATGCTGTGGCGTGACACTGTCGATCTGATAGCTGTATCTCATTCCGCCGGGCCTAACGTGGTTGTCACGGAGACGAGTCGGACAGTCTTCGCTAACAAGATCGGCGTCGTTCGAAATGAATTCTACCAAGCGCTTGCGAATAACCTGCGGCCTACGGCGACATTCGTGATTAACGCGATCGAGTACGAAGACGAGCAGAAGCTGCGTCATGACAGCAAGGATTACCTCGTTATTCGTTCCTATTCCAAAGACGGCGATACGCTTGAGCTTGTCTGTCAGGCATATACGGATGTTCAGCCGAACCTCGCCCGTCTTCGGGACATGGTTGAGATCTGGCACTACGTGCTGTTTGAGAACAGCATGGGCAAGATGTCGCCGACGCCTGAGCTGCTGTGCACGGTACCGGCTCAAATCGACTCCAAAGGCGGCGGAACATCTGACGTGGACGGCGTGGTGGAGACGAAGAACAATTACACGGTCACGATCGCATACCGGGCCGACATCCGCCAGGACATGTTTTTGATGATCGGCGGCGCCCGATACGACATCCGTTATATCGAAGACCCGTTCAATCGTCATGAGACGTTGATCCTTACCGTCGAGAAGGTGGTGCCCTAATGCTGACGCGTGCGCAAATCGACAAAGCCGTGACCGGAAGACTGAAAACAGAGTTCCCGACAACTCCCGTCCAGAGCAGCGACGTATCTGAAGGCTTCGCACGACCATCCTTTTTCGTCCGGATCGAAACGAATCGGACCGAACACTTCCGGAACAGTGTCCGCCGAGAGATGACCTGCCGCATCGTCTACTTTCCTTCGAAGCGAGACATCTTCGAGGAGGAAGCTTACGGAGTGCTTGACCGTCTGGAGAAGTTGTTCGGCTTAAATCTGGTGGTAGAAGATCGCACACTGACAATCGAAGGGGCATCAACAGAAATCGTCGATAAGGTCGTTCATTACGACTTTGATCTCGTATTCTACGATGACATGGGGAGCTCCGGTGGTGGTCCAGGCGAGCTGATGGAGGAGTTGTATTACGATGGCTGATTTCGATATCGACTATCGTGAGCTCGACATTTTTTCACGAGAGCTCGAGAGCTTGCAAGAGCACTTCCCGAGTGAAGCAAGACAATTGATGTTGCGTTCAGGAACTCGAGCCCGGGCGATCGTGACAAAGAAGGCCAGGCAGCTGGTGCGTAAATTGACCGGGAACTACCTTAAATCGATCAAGCGCGGGAAAGTGTGGCTCGATGAAGGATATGGATGGTACAAAGTCCGCGTGTATACGAGGGCTCCTCACGGCCATCTTATTGAGCACGGTCACCGTATCGTCGATAAGGACGGTAATGAGCGAGGGTTCAAAGAAGGATATCATGTCTTTGACAAGTCGGAGTCGGAGATTGAGCGTGAGTGGAACGACATACTTGCCGAAGAGTTCGACCGGATCATGGACAAATTGTAACGAAAGGGTGAAGCAGCATGCCGTTGCCGGAAATTAATATCAACTTCTCTACGCTGGCGTCTTCTGCGGTTCAGCGGAGTCAGCGCGGGATCGTCGCGCTGATCTTGAAGAACGCGGGTGCCTTTGACACGAAGGAATACCGAGCGGTATCCGAAGTGCAGTCGGGCGACTGGACGGCCGAGAATCTGGATTACATCAAAAAGGCGTTCCTCGGTGTACCTTCAAAGGTGATCGTCGAGCGGGTCGCCGCGGATGCGACAACGTACAACGACGCACTAACACGGCTCGGCGGAAAGCGATGGAATTACCTCGCCATTCCCGGCATCCAGTCAGCCGATGTCGCTGCCGTCGCGACGCAAATTAAGACGTGGCGGGAAAACAAGAAGACATTCAAGGTCGTACTTCCGAATCACGCGGGCGATCATGAAGGTATCATAAATTTCGCGACGGAAGGCATTGTCGTCGGCAGCGAGACGTATTCCGCATCGGAGTATACTTCGCGGATCGCCGGCATCCTGGCCGGCCTGTCGCTGACGCGCAGTGCGACGTATTACGAGTTGCCTGAGGTCGATAGCATTACGGAAAGTGAAGATCCGGATGTCGACATCGACGATGGAAAGCTGATCCTTATCAGCGACGACGGCAAAGTCAAGATCGCGCGCGGCGTCAATTCGCTCACGACGTTGACTGGGAAGGGTGCGGACTGGCAGAAGATTAAGATCATTGAAGGCCACGACCTTGTCCAAGAAGACATCACTCGAACGTTCAACGACGAATACGTCGGCAAGGTCAACAACAGCTATGATAACCAAGTATTGCTGATTTCCGCGATTAACGCATACCTGCGCGGCCTCGAGGGTGAAGTCCTCGATCCGGCGGCAGACAACGCGGTCGGCGTGGATGTCGAGGCGCAACGCGCGGCGTGGGAGGGGATCGGCACGGACACGAGTAGTTGGGACGATCAGCGTGTCAAGCAGTCCAGTTTCCAGTCGAAAGTGTTTCTGGCCGGCAGCCTGAAGTTTCTCGATGCCGTCGAAGATCTCGATTTCAAAATATCGGTATAAGGAGCGGGTGGCGTAGATGAAGAACGATGCAAACCGCATCATTAACGGCACGTACGGCCGCGTTTGGGTCGATGGCGAGCTGTGGGCGGAAGTCGACGCCTTTGAAGCCAAGGTAACGGTGAACTACGAGGACGTCAACTTTGCGGGCAGCGGTTCAACGCACAGGAAACCGACTGGCTGGACCGGTGAAGGAAGCATGACGATCAAGAAAATCTACTCCCGTGTTCAACGCAAGATGGCTGCGAACGTCCGTAAAGGGGTTTATCCCCGATTCGAGATCGTCGGCAAAGTGGATGACCCTGATGCTCACGGACCCGAACGCGTTGCACTGCACGATGTCACGATCAATGAATTCAATTTGCTCAAGTTCGAGCAGAAGACGCTGGGCAGCGAAGAAATTCCATTTGCATTTTCCGATTACGAGATGGTTGATACCATCGCGCCTTAGGAGGGCACACGATCATGGGTAAACGATTAACGGTTGCCGAGCTCCTTGCCAAGAAGGAGCAGCTGAAGCAACGCAAGAAACGGACGCAGACGATTTACGTCGAATCGCTCGATGCTGAGATCGTCATCCAGGAGCCGAGCCACGCGATCGCACTGGAGTCGCTGGAAATGGCTCACGATCCCGGCAATAACGATCGCGCAGACATTCACGTCGTCTATCACTGTGTCGTCGAGCCGAATCTTAAGGATGCTGAATTGCAGATTGAATTCGGTTGCGCGGAACCGACGGATATTGTCGGTAAGGTTTTCCTCCCGGGCGAAATTGCCGCGATCAGCGGTCATGCGTTGCAGCTCGCCGGGTACGGCACCTCTGTTCGTAAGGTAGACGATGACTTAAAAAACTGATCAAGTCCGACAGCGATCTTTACATGCTGCATCATTACCTGCAGCGCGGCCGATCGCTGTCGGAATTGCTCAGCCTCGATCCTATCGAGCGTCGATTTCTAAAAGTGTCAATGCTGCTGTATTACGAAGAAGAAGCCAAACGATGGGGGGCCGGATAATGTCCGGCCTCTTCGTTGTGTAAAGGGCGGTGATCGTCATGGGTTCGAGAGACATATCAAAAACAATGGTCCTGAAGGACGGCGTATCCAAACCGCTGAAGAAGATCAACCAAGGAGTCGTCGAGTACCGTCGCAATCTCCAAGATTTACGGGATGTGGGTGCCCGTACATGGTCGGCTATTCGAAGCGGTTTAACATCCATCGGGGTTGCCGCAGCCGGTGCGGCTACAGCGATCGCCGGCGTCGCTGGTGTATCGTCCGTGCTGCAGATCGGCACACAGGCGGCCAGTGACCTGGAGAATTATCGTTTAACACTTGAAACCGTCTTGAAGGACACGAAAAAAGCCGGCGATCTCATGAAGTGGGCCGGGCAATTCGCCAACATCACGCCTTTCGATACGTCAGAGGTCATTGAAGGTACGGTGCGCCTGGAGGCTTATGGTATCAGTGCGCAAGGTACCATGAGACAGATCGGTGATATGGCAGCCGTCATGAACAAGGATCTAATGCAGGCCATTGAGGCGGTGGCCGACGCTCAGACCGGTGAGCTGGAGCGGTTGAAGGAATTTGGTATCACGAAGGCGATGATCGAGAAGAAAGCCGGCGAAATGTTCCGGAACCAAGTTGTTGTTAACAACAAGGGGCAGATTGTCGATCAGCAGAAGTTCAACGAGGCGCTCTTTGCTTTGATGGACGAACGATTCAAGGGCGGTATGGAGCGTCAGTCGAGTACCTTCAAGGGACTTATGTCTACGATCACAGGCACTTGGTCAACGGGTCTTGCCGAAATGATGGGTGTCTCAGCAGCCGGTGAGGTGAGAGCGGGTAGTTTGTTTGCCACGCTTAAGAGCAGCGCGGAGAGTGCAGCGAGTGTTCTGACGCAAATGGCAGAGGACGGTACTTTTCAGCGGTGGGGAGACAACCTTGCGAGTATTGTTTCGGGAACGGCAACGGCATTCGCGATGGTTAGAGATAACTGGCCAGTTATCAGTCCGATCATCTACGGAATTGTGGGGACGTTATCGGCTTATAAAGCTGCTGTTCTCGCGGCTAAGGCAGCAAACGTCATAAAGACGGCATCTGTCAAAACCATGGCATGGTGGACAACATTTTACGGAAATGCTGCGGCAACTACATCCGGAAAGATGCGCATTATGACGCTTGTCCAGCATGGATTGAACGCAGCAATGCGAGCGAATCCGATCGGAATGGTAATAACGCTACTTGGTTTGCTTGTGGTGGCAGGGATTTATGTCGTGAAAAACTGGGAGCAAATAAAGTTGGCTGGAATGCGAACGTGGAACATTGTCGTAGATGCAGCAGAATGGGGCGTAAACAAGTTCATTGATTTCGCCAATTTTGTCTTTCGGGCATATAAGTTCGCTTGGGATAGCATCGAATTCGCTGGCAAGAGTATATGGAATGGAATTTTGGCTGCCGGTGAGGCTGGAGTTAACGGATTCATTAGTCTCATCAATTGGATGATCGAAAAGTCACTCGACGGAATCAATTCGATGATTCGCGGCGCCAATAAGGTGGCCAGCAATCTTGGAATTGGCTCGGTCATGGACGAGATAACTTTTAACGGGATCGATAAAGTCAGTTTCGATGGAGCGAAAGCAGTCGCTGAGAAACCCAAGTGGGACAGCGGCCTCAATGTGATCCCGCAGCTTAACTTCGATGGGGCCAAATTTAGCGAAGATAGCCTCATGGAGCAAACCACCAAAGCACAGCGGGAGAGGGACAAGAAGAAGGGCAAGAGTGAGGAGGCGTTGGCTACTGCGATTGCAGAGAACACAGCGGCTCTTACGGACAATACGAGTGCGACGGGGGCCAACACAGCTGCGACGGGGGCCAACACAGCCGTGTTGCTCGGTAATAAGAGCGCAACCGATATCGCCGACTCACTGCTGGCTCGAATCGAGCGGCACCTGTATGCGACATAGGGAGGTGGACGGAGAATGATTAAAGTGTTCCTCAGTATCAACAACAATGAGGAAGTGCTACAACTGCCGGTTCCCCCGGAGGAATACAGTATCCCGAGCCCTTTTAAGAACGAACAGGTAGAAGGGATGAGGCGGACGATCAACATAATCGGCCTCCCCGGCCTTCGTTCGATTGAGATCTCAAGCTTCTTTCCGACCGCGGGACACAATTATCCATTCCTCCAGAATCGGTCCATGTGGGGGATGGATTACGTCAATACGATCGAGCGTTGGCGGAGCCGGCGTGCCCCAATCCGTTTCGTTATTATCGGACCTGGCGGGCAAAAGAACGTAAATATGGCTGTCACAATAGACGATTTCGATCATGGCATGATGAGGGATGGCGACATCCGCTTCACGCTTAAAATGACCGAATTCGCCTTTGTGAATGTGAAGAGGTGATTTAGCATTTTCAGGCTGCTTCTGGTAAAGAACGACGGATCGAAAACCTACGACATTACGCCGATCGAAGGCTCAGTTTCATGGGACTCCAATTTGTCCCTGATGTCCGTCTTGGAGTTCGAGATCATTTGGACCGACAATGAACTTTTCCCGAAGAATCCGTGCGACCTCGGCGATGTCGTTCTGCTTATGAAAGGCGACGAAGAAGTGTACCGCGGCGTGATAGTCTCGGAAGGGAGGAGCGGCCGCAGCGCCATCAAGTACACGGTCTACGACTACGCCTGGTATCTAGGGAAGTCAAAGAGCGTGTATCAATTCAACAAGCTTCGGGCCGACGAGGCAATCAAGCAGATATTGAACGACTTCGGCATGCCGATCGGCAGCGTGCCGGCGATGTCGACCATCATCGACGAGATTTACTTGGAGAAAAGCCCTGCCGAGATCATCGAGGACATCTACAGACGGGAGGAAGCACGGACCGGTCGGCGGTTCAACGTGGAACTGCGTAAAGGGAAGATCTACTTCGAAGAGATGAAGGACCTCGTCATAAAAGGGACTTTCAGACCGGCCGACAACCACCCGGCCGTCGATGTGATGGCGAACCCCCTCGACGCTAGTCGGACACGTTCTATCGAGAGCATGCGAAACCGCGTCAAAATCTTGGTAGAGCGGGACACGGAAGGCAAGGGCAAGGCCGTGTATGAAATCGCGGCGCATACACAAGACGACCAATTAATCCGGAAGTACGGCCTTCTCGAAGAGGTCTACAAGATCGATGCGGAGGACGCGGCCAAGGCACGAGAGGTCTCGCGCATCCTGTTGAAGCGTCTCGCGCGCATCCAGGAGACGAATACACTCAAACTGATGGGTGACACTGCGTTCAAGGCCGGCCGTCTGCTGGACGTCTCTGAGCCGATCACGGGAATGTCCGGCCGATACCTCATACTGACAGTGAAGCACACGGTAGCGAATCAGATTCATACGATGGACCTTGAGCTCGTTCTGCCGGAAGATGTGAAGTGAGGAGGGTGCCGGATGGATTCAATTGATCGGTTGGCTGAGAAGATTGCTGAAATGTACAAGATCAACCGCAATCCGCCGAGCACGACGCCGCGGATCGGAGTTGTGGCGACGGTCTCCCCGCTCAAAATCAAATGGGGCGACCACGTCATACTAACGGAGGACAAGCTGTACATCCCGAAGATATACCGTGAGGGCGTTATGATCCCGAATCGCTGGCAGGACACGAACGGGAATATGGTCGAGGACGAGATTCTGTGGAAGGTCGAACTCGAGGCTGGAGACAGGGTGATCATCGCGCCAGATGAGCATTACAAGATGTGGTATCTGATCGAAAGGATGTGAGGCGATGCTTCCGAACATTGCTCTGCTTGAGTTCGAGAACGCGGCGGCCGTCACTGACCCGGCCGTTGTGCACAAGACTTATGCTTGGGACTTCGAATCCGGCGATTTCAAGCAGGTGGACGGGCGGTTGATTGAAGTGACCGGTCTCGAATATTTGCAGGTATGGATTCGCAAGGCGCTGATGACAAGCCGAGACAATTCGATCTACTACGGAACATCATACGGAAGTGAGCATTATTCGCTGATCGGCAAGAACCTTCATCCGGACTACTCACGGTCGGAATATGAGCGAATGATCCGCGAGGTTCTGCTTGACAACGATGCAATCTCGCAGGTTGATAATTTTGCTTTTGCACAGGAAGGATCTAAGCTGATCGTTTCGTTTGATGTGGCGAGCATATATGGTCTGAGCACGGAGGCGGTAAATATATGACAAGTCAGGAAGCATTGCAGGCTCTGCTCGCTTCGGTGCCAGACAGCTTGGATAAACGTCCGGGCAGTTTTATTTATGATGCGCTAGCGCCGGTGGCCGAGAAGATCGCTGAAGTCGATCTTTCGGTTGAAGCGGCGAAGGCGAAGCTCAGCATCGACAACCTTACCGGCCCCGAGCTGACGCAACGCGTGATGGAGCGAACCGGCATCAGCCGAAAGGCAGCTACTCGGGCAGTCGGTGCGGTGTCGCTGACGGGCACGGGCACAATTAACGTCGGCAATCTGTTCGAGACAGCTGGAGGCGTCCAGTTCCGAGCAACGGAGACGAAGACCATCACCACGAGCGGAACCGTTCAGATCGAGGCGGTTATCCCTGGCAGTGGTGGCGTCGTGCCGGCCGGCACAATCACGCTCTTTCCCGTAACGCTGGCCGGATTCACGGCGGTGACGAACGCTACTCCGACACAGGACGGTTTTGACGAGGAGTCGGATGCGGATCTGCTCCAGCGGTATTACGAACGCTTACAGACGCCATCCACCAGCGGGAATAAGGCGCACTACTTGAATTGGGCGAAGGAAGTACCAGGCGTCGGTGACGCGCGCGTCGTGCCACTATGGAACGGACCCAATACCGTGAAGGTCGTGATCATCGACAGCGACAAGCAGCCGGCCAGCACGCAGATCGTCGAGGCGGCACAGGATTACATTGACCCGGGAGCTACGGGTTTGGGTGAAGGGCAGGCCCCGATCGGAGCAGTAACGACCGTCATAAGCGCGGCGGCCGTGGCGGTGAATATCACAGTGACGATCCAGCTCTCCCCAGGATTTACACAGGAGCAGGCGGTGGCCAACATTGAGGCGAGACTTACGGAGTTCTTGAAGGGGATCGCCTTCGTCGAGAGCATCGTTAGCTATGCGCGCATCGGCGCTTCCATACTGGCGAGCGACGGCGTCGCCGATTATTCGGGCCTTACCGTGAATGGCGGTACCGCGAACATCGCGGTCAGCAGTGAGCAGGTTGCGGTTCTCGGGACGGTGACGGTCAATGTCTGAGGTGCTGGCGCAAGAACTTCTAACCCGGCTGCCTCCGTTCATGCGCGGATCGACTGTGTATCAGGCATTATTCGAGGCTGATGCCCGGATGCTCGCCGACCGCGATGCTGAGGTCGCCGATCTGCAGTTGCAGTTCTCGGTCGATACGGCGACGTGGGCACTATCGATCTATGAAGCGGAGCTGGGGATTGTCACGGACAGCATGAAGCCGATTTCGGAGCGACGTGCGCTGATCAAATCGAAGATGCGGGGCTCCGGTAAGGTCGACGCCGCAATGTTGAAGCTTGTCGTGAGTAGCTGGACAGGCGGCACGATCGACGTAAGCTTCGAGGACAGCACGATCACGATCACCTTTATCGACGTCATCGGCATTCCGGAGAATGTCGGCGACGTGCAGTTCGCGATCGAAGAGATTAAGCCGGCGCATCTCGCCGTACTGTACGTCTTCCTGTACAACACATGGCAACAAGCGGCATCGAAGACTTGGGGCGAGTTGGCGTCCTATACATGGGATCAGGTCATGGCCGGCGATATTTTTTAGGGAGGGAAGCTCATGCCGACGAACACGCCGAATTACAACCTCGTCAAACCGACGAAAGCGACGGATACCGCCGATATCGATGTCATAAACGCGAACATGGACAAGATCGACACAGCGATGAAAGCGACTGCCGATGCTGTATCCGTCCACGAGACCGACTCCGTCAAACACATCACCGCAGCCGAGCGTACAGCCTGGAACGCAAAGGAGACGCCATCCGGCGCGCAGGCGAAGGTCGACGCTGCGATAACGGCGCTCATCAACGGAGCTCCTGGCGCGCTGAACACGCTCGCCGAATTGGCTGCGGCCATAGGGAACGACGCAAGCTTTGCGACGACGATGGCCAGTGCGCTTGCGACGAAGTTGAACGCAACGGCGTCTTTAATCGACTCTGCCGCAGGTAATATGCGACCGGCCTACAACCTGACGAATGTGGATTTCAATACCGTCACCGTGTCAGGTTTCTACCACGTAAACACTGCGGCTTCGAATTTCCCTGTTGCGTATAACGGTGTGCTTGAAGTCTACGCAATATCTGATACAAATTACGTCATCCAAATATACACAACATGGAATCGCCAAAAGTTTTTCCGTACGAAGGAAGCCGGGACGTGGGGGTCATGGGTCAACCTCAGAGATGCCGATACGGTAGACGGATTGCAAGGAGCTGATATTTTTGCGCGGCGTAATGGCTTACCTGCCAATCAAAATTGGAATAACCTAACTGACCCCGGCAGCTACAGCTTCGGCGGCGTGTCTGGTATGACGAACCACCCTGGATTCGAGTGGGGTACAGTCCATGTGTTTCGCGATTCGGGGAATTATGTCACTCAGGTTGCGATTCAACAGGTCGGAGTGAATTACGGTTTCAAGTACCGCACGCGCAACGAATCAGGTGGATGGTCGCAATGGACTACGATATGGAACTCGGGAAATGACGGCGCAGGCAGTGGGCTTGATGCAGATACGCTGCATGGTTGGTATATCGACGTAAACCCCACCGCACTCAGGATTGTTGGTCGAGACGGCAATGGATGGGTACGTGCTTCCGCTTTTTACGTACACCACCCGAGCAACTCAAATAAGTGGACGGTACTTGAGTATGAGAATACATTGGATGTTGGTAGGGTAACGGCTGTCCACGACGGGATATCATATAAACCTTTGGTTCTAAACGGCAGTGATCTTCAGTATCAGCATAATGGCGGTACAAGATATCAAGTATGGAATGCTTTAAACAACGGCCCCGGCAAATATATACCAATCTTTGAAGCCGAAACATATATTCAGGGGAATGGTGGGGTCCTTTCGGGCACCTTGCAAACCGGATATACAACGGCAAGCGGGCAGTCAGGTTTTGCTCAGGATCGCCCCACAAGAATAGACCCCGAGATGATTAGTGGTCGATCTGTGTATCTAGATGTAGTTATGCGATCTACGAACGGTATCGCCTGCAACGTCGCACTGGCCGTTAGTTCAAACTCCTCCGTCGCCGGCATGTCAACCACAAGCGGAAGTTTTGTACGGATTCGAAGCTCCGCAATCTCACACGCAAATATTTCTGGTATCGATGTGTATCTTGGTCCTATCTCGACGAATGCACAGATAAAATCTGCAAGACTCATTATTCTGTAAGGAGGCAAACCATGAAGAAATATCTTGTTGGCCGTCTCGATCCGGACGGTAAGCCTGTCGTCGGAACAGTCCTGGATTACCCGGACGAATACACGCACGAGGTCACCGAAGAGCAGTACCAGAACATGCACCGGCTGCAGATCATAGACGGTGATCCTGTCCTGCATGCTGAAATGCACGTCGACGGGCCGGAGACGATTGCGGCCGGCGTGGACTTCGATCTCATCGTTTCGCTGCCTGAAGGCGCGTCGGACACGGAGATCACCCTCACGATCAGCGCAGCCGGGGAATCCGGCGAACCCGAGACGCTGCAGACGGTCAACGGGCTGGCGTTCATTCCCCTGCGCTTCGACACAGCCGGGACGTATCAGGCACTCATCACAAGCCGGTTTAACGGCGTGAAAAACATCGAATTGGTGGTGACGGGCGATGCAGGACAATAAGATACTGACGCAGCAGAAGGAAGGCGGTCGGCTGGTCTTCGGGAAACGCCTGACGCCGGAGGAAAAGGCGGATAGAGCGCAAACAGAGAACCAACGCCTCAAGGCAGAGCTTGAGTTGCTTAAATCGGAGAGCGCCGACACGACACTATTGATTCTGGAGATATGGGAAGCCCAAAACGCATAAGGGAGAGATGAACGATGGCAACGATCACGGCAATCACCAGGCAGTATGCGAAAGCGGTATTCATTGACCATTCCCGGACGCTTAACAGTGTCCCGGCCAGTCAGAAAGAGGGCGTCGTGCAGTACGCCGGCACGTCGACGCAGACGCCGAACACTTCGCCGCAGATTTACATGGAAAACATCAACGCCGCGCTTGCTGCGGAGACGATCACCCAGGTGCAGTATGACGATCTGCTGGCGACGTATCCAGACATTCCGAACCGGCCAGTCTACGGGTTGTCCGCGGCAGCAGTTTCGACCGAAGGCTCCGCATAACGCGGGGCCTTTAATACTGGGAGAGGGGGACAGGGTTTGCCGCCTGAGATCGATCAGATGCAGTTGCTCAATACGATCATGGAAATACGGGTAGAGCTTTCGAGGTTGTCCGCCCGGCTCGAAAAGCTCGACGACTTTACCCGGAGCCTTGAGGAGCAGAAGCGCCAGGTTGCGGACATAAGCCGACGGGCGGATGAGATCCAGGACAAGGTCATCAAAATCGAAGAAAGCTCCAAGTCTGCCCACAAGCGGATGGACACGGCTACGAAGCTCGGATACTGGTTGCTGACCGCGATCGGCGGCAGCGTGATCCTGGTCATTGTCAATTTCGCGATGAAAGGCGGATTCGCAAATCCATAGGAGGGATATCCATGCAATACGTTCAGCCGTATATTGACGAAATCGTGCAGGCCCTTGTCGGCCTGCTTGTTGTGCTTGTAATGGGCGTGATCGCGGAGCTGCGGGCGCGCCTGAAGCGCTGGATTGACGCCCGCACGACCGCCGCCCAGCGGGAGACGCTGCACAAGCTGGCCGCGGAAGCGGCGGCGTTTGCTGAGTCTATGTACTCGACCGGCGGCGGCCGCGAGAAGCTGCAGCAGGCCAGCCAATACGTCTCCGAGCGCGCCGCGGCGCTGGGCATCCCGGTCAAGGGGGAGACGATTCTGGCCGCGATTGAGGCGGCCGTACTCGAGTACAATGCCAAGGTCAAAGCGGGTAAAACGAGGGATGCGACATGACCAAGATGACGCCGGCCGCCTTTATCGCCGCTCTGGCGCCGCAGGCGATCCGCGCGCGACGGGACGGCTCTCCGATGTTCCCATCGGTCCGCCTCGCCCAGAACATCCTGGAGACCGGTTGCAAGCTGCATCCCTGGAACAACCTGGGCGGCATCAAGGTGGGCAGCGGCAAGCCCAACGAATGGTGGAGAGGCAAGGTCGTCAACAAGGGGACGTGGGAGGTATACGACGGACGCCGGGTGGATATCGTCGCGGCGTTCCGCGCCTATGACTCCGTCTACGACTTCTACCGCGATCAGGACCGCCTATTCTCCACGGCGCGGTACACACGCGTGCGGAAGGCCAAGACGCCGGAGGAGCAGGCGCAGGCGCTGCAGGCTTGCGGCTATGCGACGGATCCGGCGTATGCCGAGAAGCTGATCGGGCTGATCCGGAAGCACGGGCTGAAAAAATATGATGGAGTGGAGGTCGATGAACAGATGACAGATTTGGAGAAGAAGCAATTCGCGCAGCTGCAGGGGCTGGTGAAAGATCTGGCTGAGACGTTAAGCATGCAGCGCGAAATGATCCAAAAACTCGCGGACAGGCTCGGAATGGTCGAAGAGAATCGGATCATGGACAAACCGCCGGCATGGGCCGAGGATTCTGTCAGAGAGGCTGTCAAGGCCGGACTGATCGACACGCCTGCGGGGGGGAGCTATGACTTCTACCGTATGCTCGCCGTATTGCACCGGGCCGGGATCTTGAAGAAATAAAATACCAATCGCTTGTTAATATGCCCCGCGGCCATTGGCCAGCGGGGCTATTTTCTTAGAAGCAATTTTTCATGAATGTTTTATAGACCTTATCGTCCATCTCAATCAGGCTTTTCTTCCCGTCCTTAAACTGTACGGCGACAATATGTACCCCTTTACTCTTCGCTGAGAGCCCAGCCAGAAGTCCAACCGGCCCCAGCAAGAATCCACCTACCAGTCCGCGACCAACAGCGCTGACCGCGCTTTTTTTGCTGGACTCATCCATGACCTCGTATTCCTCTACCGTTTCTTTATTCAATTGGATATTGCTGAAGAATCCGGTTGATATCGTGACGACCCCTAGAACCGCACTGACCAGTTTTCCTTCATAATCGCCGGCTATTACTTTGTTCTTCGCACCCATTGACCGGATCAGATCCCTTCATCAAAGTTAGAGACTTATCACAATACTACAACAGATTCATTTTTATGGCGATATGTGGAAATAAAATTTTGTCGATTATCGTCTCAAGTATTTTTTGTTCGCATTTTGTTCGTGTATAATTTTTGAAACGAATGTAATGGTAGAGAGGTGACACGCATGCTTACGGATACGGAACGCAAGATCCTCCGGATCATATGGAACCGTAATCGCGCCGATGCATCTTTTATCAGTATCCCCTTGTATGCTCGCATGTCCGGCCGGCGGGAGGGGCAGGTGCTGCGCGCGCTCACCAGCCTGGCCGAGAAGAGCGTCATCGAGTGGGATCCGACGTTCAAGCGCGTCCAAGTGATCAACACGATGCTGCTCACCGGTCCGCCCCAGAAGGCGACCAGCTCGCCGGCCGTTAAGCCGTGGTGAATGTTGGATTGATCGAAGGTCACATAAACGAGATAAGGTCACGAAAAAAGTCACGTTTTTTCCGTTAGACTATGAAATGGACCGGTTGTGTTTTGACGTTACTGGTGAGTGGGACTAGTAAACGACCCGCGAACGTTCGTCTTCGAAATGGTTTGAAAGCGGTCCAAAGATGGGCGGCATGATGTAAGAAAGGCTGCTTCTCACCTTGAGAAGTTGCGCTTAACTGCATAAGCATAAGATGAGGCTTCTCATCCGTTCGAAGTGGACGGTTGGGAAGCCTCTTTTTCGTCTGAAATGAAGCTGTAAAAATTGGAAATATCATTCAATTAATATTCCGAAAAGTGTTGTCGATTTTCGTCGATTAACGCTTTATAAGTGGTTGGATTAAATTGTATGATTACAGAATAGCACTATTTTTTTGTGAATCATACGGGGGTGTAAGGTTTGGGTTAGTAAGATTTTAGTTCGGTGCTATTGATATTATGACAGTAAGCCAGAAGACATGACATCCGAGGAGCTGAACTACTTGCAAGCAAAACGCTTCATTTCCATGCTGTTGCTGCTGTCAATTGTGTTTCCCGCGTTTTCCATTCAGAGGCTGTCCGCAGCTGTTCCCGAATTCGGTTCCGTTCGGGTGGAGGTGGAGAATAACGGAACCCAGGATTCCTACGTGCCGATGGCGCCCACGCGGCTGGGTAACAAACTGCTGGTGTACTGGCAAGACATGGCCGCCAGTTACCAGGAGCATTATACCGTAATAAATCCGGACGGCTCGCTTGGCTCGATGCCGCCCGTTACGCTCAGTCCGAGGACCAACGACCTGAGCGATACGGTTCTCCACGGCGCACTCTCAAACGGCAATATGGTCGTCTATTGGTACAGCGGGGGCTCGGGCAAGGGCTTCACGGACACCTATTTCAAAATCATCGATCCTAACGGCAACGAGGTCGTCGGGGCAACCAAAATCAACTCAAGTCCGGGGGAACTGAACCGGTTCACGAAGTTTGCGGAGCTGTCGAACGGCAATTTGGCGTTCGTCTGGGCGACAAGCGGAGGAGAATATGCTTTAAGACGATTTCAGCCGGACGGAACCGCTGTGGATGGCGCTCAGCTATCGGTCACATCCTTGGCCGGAATTTCAAGCTCGCAATACAGCCATGACATTGCAGCCAACGGGAACGGCAAGTTTATGATCATGATCTCCTACTCCAATCCCAATTATGTCGGCATGATCTTCGATAACGATGCATCCGCGCCGAATCAAGTCAATGGACAGAACTCGTTCGTCATCTCATCCCGCGGCGAGAACGGAAACGAAATACAATGGTTGAAGGTATTGCCGGACGGAAGGTTTTTGACGGTATACCAAAAAATAACCGGTGTTGATTCCAGTTCTCGAAGTGTGGCGTTCAGGATATACAATCAAGACGGCACCCCTTATGCCGACGAGACGGTCATCCGGCCACTGAACTCTTGGGGTACCATATCCGAACCGATCATCTTGCCGGATGGCGGATTCGCGCTGTCCTATTCGTACCTGGACTATAATACCGAGCCAGATACGTACCAGACCTATTTCGAGTCATATAGCAGCACAGGCACATTCCAACACGATTTGTCGGCTGGCTTGCCGGCTGTCAATGACCAGTATGGCGCGGTCTTCCCTTTTCAAGATGTCGATGGGAATATCTCGTTCCTGGTCAACGACAAGGAAAGCGGTGACCCCACCTACGACTCCTGGTTGCTGCGCCATGGTGAGTCGACACACACGGTGACGTTCCAGGATTGGGACGGAACCGGACTGAAGACGGAGACGGTCAACCACGGCGCCGCCGCGACGGCACCGGCGGATCCGTCGCGTACGGGCTACACGTTCACGGGCTGGAGCGCGGCGTTCGCGAATGTGACCGCGGACCTGACGGTAACGGCGCAGTACGACGCCAATGAATACACCGTCAGCTTCGAGAGCAATGGAGGCAGCGCGGTAGCAGCCGTGCAGGCGGACTACGGCACGAAGCTGACCGCGCCTGCGGCGCCGACGCGCGACGGCTACAGCTTCGACGGCTGGTACAAGGACGCGGGCTTGACGACCGCGTGGGACTTCAATACGGATACGGTGCCGGTGGACGGCATGACGCTGTACGCGAAGTGGACGATCAAGACATATACGGTGACGTTCCAGGATTGGGACGGAGCCGGACTGAAGACGGAGACGGTCAACCACGGCGCTGCG